CAGTGGCTTGGCACCCATGCCAGCCGATGTTAAAATAATAGTTTCACTTGGATTTTTAACAAGAGAAATAACATAATTGAGCGCGTGCTCAAACCCGTATTGAAACCACATTGTGGGATGAATAATGGCAAAATCATCAATTTTTAAAAGTTTTTTAGATAATTCAACCATTGATTCATTACATACATAGATCTTTTGACAAGAAGATTTGCGGATTGCTTTAAAATAGGGGAGAACTCGTGTAAGAAATTCACTGGCATTTCTTGCGATTAAAATATTATAGTTTTCCCAATTCACTTTATGCGGTACTAGACTTTGAAAATAATCGGCTACTGCTACATCAGAGCCTACCCATTTTCCAATATAAACATTTGGAAATTGGGATAAATATTTAAATGAATCAACTATTCCAGATTTTAAATCTGGTGTAAAAGGCGTGCCATCACAGTTTCCACCACATGTTTGTATGGTTGCGTAGTATTCGCCGTCGCCAAATTTCGCAAAAACAAACGGTTTCTTTTCTTCAATAAAGCGTATGATATCCATTATACTAGTATGCTACCGCACATCTTTAAACGACGGCTCATACAAACACGTGAAGGTTTACCCTAGCCCGATTATGCTAATAGTATTAGAAACTTAAACTATGGTGTCAAAGACACGTAGAGTCAGATATAGAGGTGGTAAAATGGGGAGTATTCGTCGTATATTTAATTATAATGATTATGATATACTTGGCGCAGGTCATTATGGAATTATAGTACGTACAAATAAAACAGAAGTTTTAAAACTTTTAAAAGATTATTCTAATTGTAAAACTTTATTTAAAGAAGCACAAATTCAGTCATTCGTCCATAATCTATTTAAAAAATATCTGCCCGAAGTAAAAGTTCCTAAAATTACATATTATTCACAAGATACAATAAAATATAAAAATAATAATTATTTATGTGGAATTGGTATGAAATATTTAAAACCGCCAACAAATTATACCGTACAGATCCATACACCTTTAGGTTATCACGGTAATGATATGGATACTGAATGGGGTATGCGTATAACAGAACCCGTATCTCTTACGAATCCCTCCCGCGGTTTCTTTGCCAGCACATATACTCTAGAGGATATTTGGGAAGATGAAGGGTCTGAAATGACAATAGAGCATTTAGCGTATTTAATGGGTAGGGCTCATCGTCTCATGTTAGATAATGGAATTCTTCCTATTGACTTGGAGTGGGTGTGGTCAAAGGGGTCATTATGGGCCATTGATTTTGGCTTGTGTGAGTTTGGTTACGCCGACCCAATACAGTTTCTAAATTCAGAATCTAGCCATGGATTGAAAAATGATTTCTATATTCCACACGAAGGTGACAGAGGGTATGATGAGTTCATGCGCGGCTACACAAACACATGAGGCGTCCGCCGCCCCGTCCACTTGAATAGTCCCATATCCTTCTTTGCGCCTCGGTAGTATGCCCAGTAGCATTCAATGATCGTCTCGTATTCCAGATACTCCTCTGGCATTGCGGGCGTGGGGTCACTCAGCCACTCGAGCTTGTTCAATAGCTCTGGGGGCGGCGTGCGCATGAGCCACCGAATATGCTCCTCGCACGAATGTCTCTGGGCGGGCTTGAAACGAAAGGCGTGCTCGTCAACAAGGCACAGGGCCATACGACACAGCCACATGTAATGGGGCAGCGCCGCAGACGCCCACAGAACGCTGGGATGCTTAGCCGCATGCTTCTTATATCCCCTCTTCCCAGTTGATTTACAAATGGGAGCAGAGGATTCGATGATAGCCGTGCCACCATTGACGTGGAGGGCCGTGTAGAGAATCTGGGTAGATTCTAGGATCATTTTGACAACGTGCTTGTCACAGTGCCACCGCGCACAACGCCTCGGATTTCCTGAGAGGAAGAAGATATTCATTTCTATCTGTATGGGTGCCTATGATATGCCGCCGCGCTCCATTCAATTTTTCTCCCCTAAATGAAGCACCTTTTGAAAGTCTACGTCTCTATTTTCCCCAGGATATCCTATGGGATTACAGAGCATCGGCACGCCATACACGCTAGATATACTTGGCGTATGTGTATGCCCATAAATCCAGCACGCAATTGTATACTTGTGCTCTAGGATAAATTCATCCATATCACAATAAAACCATTGATTATAGTTTCGCACTTCTCCTTCTAAATATTTGGGATTAATCAGACTTTCAGATGGCATGTGATGTGTTATTACCACTACATTTTTATCACATTCATTTAAAGTTTTCTTCAAATAATCAACACACTCTTGATTAAGTTGATTATACCCGCACACGCTAAATCCTTTTATATGGATATCATTAATTGTATACTGAGGATTTGTGACACGCGACCATAGAGTTGAACCGACAAATGTATAACCTTCATATGTTTCGTGGGAATTGTCTAAAAAAGTTACATGTTTGAATTGTTTGAAATATTCGCGCATGAAAAGGAGCATTCCAGGAATGCCATCTTTTTCACAGCGATAGAACTCGTGATTCCCAGCAATCACAAATGTTTTCTTAAAGGTTGCCTCGGCATGTTTCATGAGTTTATCATAGGATTCGCTGCGAGGATAGCCAATATCGCCCGCAAGAATCAAGACTTCATCGTCGCTCTCTGGCTTAATTTCTTGAACAAGTCTATCCACAATCGCAGGTTTATAAAACTCAAGATGTATATCTGAAATATATCTGAGTTTCATTGCTAGTATTAATATATTTAAAACTATTTAGACCATTCAGATAGATGAGTTACGAGCTTTATTGGGAAGAGCCATTTCCACCAATTTATGGGGACACGATTCAATTACCGCCAGGACTTATTCTTTGGAGAGGGTATGAATTAAACAATGAACCTATTTTATCACGTCCATCGTTTTATGGTTCTAAACAAACGGCCTCCGAATATGCCGATTTATCAAATAGAAGTCTTGGGGCATTTTATACTACAAAAGACTTAAGATTACTTGATATCCGTTTTTTAAAAGTTATATTACAAAAACTATTTGAAGAAAACTCGCATAAAAATTTTACAACAAATGAAGCAACTTGTATTAAAGCGGCAATGATATCATTTGGACTTTGTACACTTGCGCATCAAGTAAGGCTTATGAAGAGTGTTTTCGCATCAGTTTTAGATCAATTACCAGGTATCTCAGTAATGGAAAAATCTTTAAACCCAAATCTTATCATTGAGCAACCAGGAATTCGTGTAGGTGAAACACAAACAGATGGTAAAACAATGGCATTTTTAAAGGAACTATTTAAATATAAATATGATGGATTTATTTCTCCACGACTTGTATCTATATTTCATCAAGAAAAAAAAGGAGTATTGCCTCCTGAACTTTTATTATTTGACCCCACATATTCTGGCATTTCACGTCTTCAAGCCTATCCCCATAATGTACAATATATTAAACCATCCTATTTTGCGATTCAATCGCATCCAATTGTTACAATTGACCAAGGTCCACTTGTAACACAGTATTATATGAATGGTGGTAAACGTGTTGATATGAAAAAGGGGGGTGGTAAAATGAATACTCTCCCCCCTATTGAAGAGTTTAATACACTTTTAACAAATAATGATTCTGACGCAATAAAATCTGTAAAAATTGCTGAAGAAGTTGGTAAAAAGTGGCGTGAAAGGGGGGCTATTTATACAGCAGAACCTCCTTCTCCTTGTGTAGCCGTTCCTGAATTTATGGGCCCAACTATATAACTGCGCCCACCTCCCCTCTATAAAAATCCCCCCTAGCAAAAAGGAATGACTACGGAGGCTGTATTTACGCGCGCCTATCTGAAAAACAGTTGGGGATCCAAGGAATCCAGATCTGGTCCTTCTGCGTCCTTGGAGCGGACGGCGGCTCTCCGCACCGCGCTCCCAGATCTTTTCAGAGAACTGGAAATTCAGTCCGTACTGGATTGTGGATGCGGCGACTGGAATTGGATGCGCCATCTGGATTTAACTGGAATTCAGTATATTGGCTGCGACATTGTCCAACCTCTTATTCAGACGCTTCAAGAGACATTTTCAGCACCGACTGTAAATTTCCAGGTGCTGAATTTACTCCAGGACCCCCCAGATACTGCCGACCTTTGGCTGGCTAGAGACATTTGTTCTCTTTTCAGCACGGAAGATACGTGGCAGTTTTTCCAGAAATTTCTGGAATCTGAATCCAAGTATTTGGCTATAACATCTGTAGAAACAGAAGAGCTTTATCAAGATACGTTTACAGGTGCTTGGACACCTCGCAACTTTTTGGCGGCGCCGTTTTCAATGCCACTCCCTCTACACGATTTAGACGATGGCGAGCAATGGTTCTTAAAAAAATCACTCTTTGTCTATGAACGTCAGCAGATTCTAGACTGGATTCAAACCAAGGCGGCCAAGTTTGAGCTAGTAACACCGCAACAAGCGCCAGAGCCACCCAAGGATCGTAACGCGCATTTAGTCAATAATATCCCCCTTCGTATGATGAAACTAAATGGGATGGTGTCGTCCTAAGCCCATTGTAGTCTACGACCATCGCACAAGGTCATCAGAAGACAATGACGCGCGGCATACGGGACAACTACGAGACGTGCGCAGCCATGCCGCTGCGGCCTCGTATGTCATCGCATGTCCGCAAGGAGCCATACACGCATTTTCGCGCGTGAGTTCCGTTAGTTCAATAGGACACGTCTCCTTCGCCGCAATAAGGGAATCAATATACACATTTACAATTCGTTGGGGGATTTTTTGCTGTACTAACGCAGGTTGTATTGCCACGGGGCGCGCCGCAGGTGGATTGAATTCGCCTCTTACATACTCGCTTGCTGCCATCAATACCGGATCCCGTTGAAGGATGCGATACGTGAATGGATTGATTAGGCGACCGAGACGCAGTTTAAATCGTAGATGCGCATAGGCTGGCGTGTCAAGTTGAGTGAATATAGAAGGTAGTACTTCAGATTTCCTATTAAAGTTTACAACCGGAATTGACGGGCCACCAACATTAGATACAATTTTATATCCCATGTATTGTATTTCGGTTTCATTATATTTGCCATTTTCCTTGGGGTCTGAACTCACACGCTTAATGAGGATTGTGCGCATTAGACCGCCGAGCCATTCGTCTTCGTTAGAGCGTACAAGGTTGCCATCTTCAATATGCTCAAGCGGGTCTGATACAAAGGTAATCCTCCACGCACCTTGATGCCATCCATCGGGCTCACAGCGAAAGAGCGCTGCAGTCTCATTTCCTCCATTCAGTGCCTCCCGTGAGTGCCGCCATACAGCAATGACTGGTGGAAGTTCAATATCGCTGCGCCTCACTGTCGCAAGTGTGCGATTATTGTGCTCAGAAACAGAATTTCCCATTTGTATTTCTTGTTTCGGTTACACATATCTGGCACCCATGCCAACCCAATTTTATAGACATATCATGATAGGTCTATAAAACTTCCATTGAGTCCCAACTATTTACAGATTTCCAGCCTTCTTGCGGCGGGACGCCTCCTTCAGCGCATCGCCAAAGCTGGCGTTGCGGTCCTTGCGGCGCATCTCTTCAAACACGCGCTTTACGGCCTTGTTCCAAGAAGAGGCCTTGCGTTTTCCGCCCTCCTGCTTTCGGGAAGCCTTGCGGCTCGCTTTGCGGGTACGAGAAGCACGACGAGTCTTTGCCATTTGTCTCTAACAGAGTCATCTAAAAAAGCGCGGCGGCTTTAGTATAAAAGATGCCCTATTGGCCCCCATTTCCTTCGCCATCAACCACCGTGGTGGAAGCAAATCCGAACGTCTATAATGGCTATAATCTTCAACTCAGTTCAATCCCCAACCTGTCGGGCCGTCCAGAACTCGAGCGCTGTTTCTTTAATACGAATGATATTCGCGTTATCCATGAACAATTCCTTCCACCAAATGTCCAAGAGGTCTGTTTTTATGGAAATTGTCTCCATAAACTTGGCCTTCCAGCCCGCTGGCCTCAGAGCCTTAAAATTATTAGTCTAGAACGTAATGATATTACGAATACAAACGAGATAATTGATTGGCCAGCAGAACTCGAAGTTCTATCATTGGATGATAATCCATTATATCTAAATCCCAAATGGCTTCCAGATACGCTTGATCTTTTATCTATGTCTTATACAAAACTAAAATCTATATCCTATTTACCAAGAGGTCTGAAGAAGCTCAGAGCCTACTACAGTTCTATTCAAACACTTGGACCCCTTCCTCAAAGCCTTGAATATTTGAATCTCGGGTATAATCAACTAAAATCAGTACCCATGTTTCGCTATGCGCTGCCACCCACTCTTAAATTTCTAAATCTTGATTATAACAAATTAACATTTCTTCCAGAGAATTTACCAAACTCTATTGAAACTTTATCTGTTGTAGGAAATAATCTTACAGCTTTGCCAAAGAACTTGCCCGCCCAGCTGCGGCTCTTGATTGCCAATAAGAATCGTATTCGTGAATTTACACCTATTTGGAAGCCAAATCAGCGCCTCTTTCAACTTCACATACGAGATAATTGTGTAACCGAAAATCTTATTATTTTGAGAGAGACGGATCGTGTGGATGATATCTTTCAAGCCAATAATTGGAATCAAGATATTCATCATATTCACGCCTATAGAATTCAAAAGGCGGTGCGCGTATATAGGCTGAAAAAGGCGATGCGAGTTTGGGCACGATATAAGCGTATCGTTGACGAACTCGTTAAAGTCGCGTATTCACCAGAACTTGTTACCAAGTATCATGATATTGAAAGTTTGCGAAAGTATAAAATACAATGGATGTAGTTTATTGGACATTGTTGGACATGTTGCCGCCCGCGTTGTCATTTACAGACTCGGCGCAAGGGCATGCGGCTGCGGGATTTGTATTGGCGGACACTTGGTGGCGGTAGGTCACAACAGTGGCGAGCTGGGTATCGGGTTGTTCGCGACGGATGGATACACCAGCAGTTACGGCGGCACTATTGAGGCGGTTCCATGTGTAGATGGCATAATTGCGGCGGCGCTGGGTCAATAAACTAGAATCGTAGTTTCCAGTTGGCATTTCTAACAGGGCCGCTTAGAAAAATCGGGATGGCTGGCATCCTGGCGCAAATGTAGGTTTGGGCGTCGTGCTATTGAGTTGCTCGGCGGTTGGGGCGGGGCATGGTGCTTGGGGAATCCAGCGGCGCAACAGAGGATACCGTTGTTGAGGATCGTAGGGGTCTGTACTACAGGTCGCTAGAGCGCTCACTTTATTTTGAAGACGTATGCTCTCGGTAGTTCCAGCACGAGGAAACTGAAACGCTTGCGTCACTTGATTCGCTTGGCAGCCTATTGCTTTATCTTGTGTCAAAATGCTCGCATAAATCGCAGATTTATTTGACGGTGGTGGAGCACAGCAAGCGGCGGCGGAACCGGAGCGCAGCATGGCAAGCACGCGCGCTTGGTCGCACCGCTTCGCATCTTCGGCCCGCCGCGCCGTCAATCCGCTACTAAATGTCGGGGTCCCGGGAACCGTGTTACTTATTCCAGGGCAAGACATTCTAGCCTTCCTATTAGAAGACCCAATGAAACGAAAACTTCTATACATTACGCTCTTGTTTATAGCAGTCATGCTTGTAACATTTATATTTGTTATAAGAGAGCCCTTTGAAAATCAAGAGGCCGATCCTGCCACCGATTTACAGCAGATTATGACCTTTTTTAGTGAAACCCTGTGTCCTGTGTATAAAGTTATTGTGGATGATATAAAAACCCAGAAGGAAGGGTCTGAGTCTGAAAAAAATACAGCGGCGGATCTGGAAATTCAGAAGGGGGCGGGGGGGACTGTATTTCCCTGCCCTCCTCCCGCCGACCCCGTCCAAATTTCAGCCGATATGGATCTAAAAATTCAGCGGACTGTATTTTTCTTTGAAAAGCGCTTGGTGGCGATGAAGGAACAACTTACGAGTGTTATGGGGACTTGTCAAGGGTTTGAAGATATGGCAACGCGTGTATGTGCGCCGCCATTGGGACAATCAAAATCACCTCCGCCTCCTCCAGCAACTGAAAAAGACTGTAAACCAGTACATGCTTTGACGGAGCAGGATCGCTTACCTATTCTAAAGGCGCGATATGATATGCTGACACGTGTTGCCCAGGATAAAACAGTTCTGGAGGGGCTCGCGAAGGTAAAGGCACTTTCGGCAGAATTAATAGAACTCAAGCGAAAAGCAGAAGCGGGAGAATTGTCAAGTAGTTGTCCTACTTAGAATATTTCTTTTTACGCCGTGTTTATTTTAAAATTGAACTTTTTCCACCATTTGGTTGAGAAGTAATACTATCATCCGTATGAGGATTCCAGAATAATCTAGGAGGCCCCATAGGTTCATCGGACCTAATAAATTTATTATGGGCTATATTAAGATTTAAGGGTACAAATTCTACATTTTTAATCTGTCCTGTTCCACCAGCTTGAGGTCTTTTATACGTAGTTTCTTCTTTTATCGTATCCTTTATTTTAAATATACATAATTCTTTTGGAAAATAACGTCCGTGAATCTTAGTCGGCCATTCAAAAGGTGATATATAACCATCATAATAATTACCATATATTTGTTCAAGAACTTTTACAAGATTAGTATCTAGACTATGCTCAGATAAACGATGACGATTCATCATTATTTTACTTGAATAATCAAGTATAGGGTTCCATTCAGAGATATTCATTGGCATATTCGCATTTAATAAATGAATACCTAATTCTTGTGAATGAATATCGGCAAGTCCAAGGGGAATAAGACATCTAACCTTATCAGAATGTAATCCAGTATGTCTTGAATCTGGATATAATACATTTAATCTATCAATAAAATCATTATGGAATGTTAAACTACCTATATTTAACAAATTTAATTCCTTTATAGTTGAATATTCTGTTATATTTTCACCATATGTGTACGCATCTTGTAAGGAGAGTGTATACCATCGCCCTTCTTTATCAATTGTAGTTGCTCGGAAAATTCGTGTACCCGATGGTAGGCTATAATGGTATGCGGGTTTCATATCTATTTAAATACTAGAATTAGTTTTTATACTTACGTGTCCCGCCGCCAGATTTTCCAGAGCGCACTTTGCGCGTCTTGCGTTTGAGGGATTCAATGCGCTCCTTTTTGGCCTCAAGAAGTGATGCTTTGGAGGGTTGATGACCGTGGCATGTTGTAGGAAAGAGGGGAAACTTGGAGGGCATGCCCTGGTCACGTGTTTTGATACTGAGTTGGACGAGCGCATCCGCAAAGCAGTGTGGCGATTTGGGGACAAGGCCTTCTAGACCGCGCACATACGAGAGTGTGTAGAAGAGTGTAATCGCAGTATCAAGGGACGCAATACGTATATGGCGCCCCTTTGGTAGAGATACCACATTGTATGCGTGGCAGAATTGCTCACGTATAAATATAACAATTGCGCGCCCCCCAGAAAGGATACCAAACATTTCTGGAATTATTTCTCCACGCGCAGACCAATGCGCCGTCTGTAGACGCATAGAAGGGTCGGCATCATGTAAGAGTTGGCGCAAAGTCTGTAAATGGGACTCTGGCTCACTTGTATAAATAAGCACTGGGCTTGTTGATTTTATAATATACCCATGATTCAGCGTATTGGGATGTGCGTAGACGCGTTTTAATTCTGCTCCAGCAAAGATGAGATTTTCGCGCACAATATAATCAATAATCGTTTCATGAATATTGCTGCCAAGTCGTGTCATTCCATCGCGCCCGCCACAATGTTTATGAGAAGGCTGATTTACAGAATTTAGCAAGGCTAGGCGCTTGTAAACCTTTTCCCATCTTTCTACCTCGCCACGAGGCCTTGAGAGTTCAAGATACATGTTCATGCGCAAAAAGTTCGCATCCGCATACATGATTCCATCATCATTTAGAGCGCGGTGTTGTATAGTCGTATACAGCCATTTAGGGAGAAAGGTTATATCTGCAACGGCCGTGTAATTTACAAAGATTTTTGTCGTTCCTTCGTGCATTCCAAGACGTGACACTGCGTTTTTGAATCCATGTTCTTCAAAGTCATTGAGAAGTTCCTTCACATCCTTTTCGGGTTCTGGTGTAAAAAAATCATAATCGGGCAAGACTTTTGAAAAGTCATAGAATTTTTTCCCTTGCGGTAAGTGCGCATTGATCGCCATGCCACCATAACAGATACGTTTCCGCTTTCTCAAGAAGTCTTCTACAATGCCGAGGGCCTTGCGAAGTGCGGGGTCGCGCACGAGACTTTCGTCGCGTAAATCGGCAGCCTCTTCTGTTGCGCGTCCTAAAACAGCAAAGACTTCTTGAAATTTCTTTTTATCAAAGGAATGCGACTCTATATCTTGGAGATGATCCTCCATCCCCTACTATCCTATACTTTGGGGCTAAAAATAGCACCGCCATTGGCATTTGTTTGTGGGCTTGGCTTTTGAACGATAATAGGTCTGGGAGGAATGAAGCGCAATACCTCGGGCTTGGAAATCCAGCCAGATTTAGAGAATTCAGTCGTAGCCCCAGCCGCGTCAAAGAGGCAGAAGGGAACCGCATGGACGCCAAATTCAGTATACAGTCGTTTGCGATTTTCAGCAGACATCACATTGCTTTCTGACGCTATAGGCGGCATTACAAGCGTCCAAGCCTTCTTTGTCTGTGTTTGTGCGTCGGCTAGTCTATCGGGGGGAGTATTCAGCCAATAGTTGGGTGTTGTTACAACTGCTGAAGGTGCTACATTGGATGTTGGCGAACTGGTGATGCCTAGTCCTGATGGTGATTCTTTGCTATAGAGACGACAGTGGACCAATAAATCCAGATCATCTGTGGTCCCTAATTCTCCAGCGAGGCCAACACTGCTCAAGCGGCGGAAGGCGGTCGTGTCGGCGTTACAGAGCATAATGGCGCGTCCTGAAAATACAGACCAAGGCTGGAAAAACAGTTGGGTCTCCAGAGCTTGACGACGAAAGTCTCCTTGAGGTGTTTGACCTAACAGTCTGTCCTTGAGCGGCTGTAAAGCGCGCGCTACTTTCCCCAAATACCGCACATATTCACGGGGCTCTTTGGCTTGATCTGGCGCACTCACAAAATACAGAACAACAAAGAGCGGGTCGCTGGCCATTTGAGGTGGTACGGAATCATTGGAAGCAGTAAAGGCACGCCCCGCGATGCTCCGCGCGACCTTTTCAATACTTCCAGTATTCAGGGAGCGTTTGATGCCCCAGCCGTCGCGATAAATCAGTTTGGGTTCATAGCCGCCACTGTCGCGGTCAATTTCAATCACGAGGCAGCGTGAGCCAGAACTTAAAGCGAGTCTTGTCGCGGCATCTTCGTCAAATACGCCATCAGAATAAGGGCCCAAGTATCCTGTTAGCCTTGTCGCCATTACACTTGTGTTGATGAGCAGTTTTTGGTCTTCGGGTAGATTCACAGATCCTAATCCCTTCTTTGATTGTGTTATACCCGTCCATAAGGGCTCTAAATTCGCGAGTTGTGTGTTTTGAATGCGTTTGATATTATCGGGCGTGGATAAATTGCGTTTATCTCTGTATGCTTTGATTCCCAATACAATCGCAAGAACAATGCCAACAAAGATTAAAAAATAGAGCACGGCACTACTCCCTTTTACTTTTGCCATCATAGCCCCCATTGTATTTGTGATGGGTGGAAGATTCATTCTTGCGGCATTCATTTACCGGCCTCTATTGATTGCTCAGAATAGTCTCGGCTTCGCTGCGCGCAAGAATTTGAATCCCTGCCTCACGCGCCGCCTTGACCTTTGTAGTTTCACGCGCTTCATCCGGAACAAGAAGGAATTTAGTTGTCTTTTTCACCTTGTCATCCAGTTTCCAGCCACGGGCATGGAGGCGCGTTTGGAGGTCTGCGTCACGGAATCCGCTCATGACATAATATCCCTTGATGGTCGGCGCAAAGGTGATGCCGTTGGACAGTGTAACCATTGGAACGGGAGACATGTTCGGTAGAACAGGAGCCATGTTCGGTAGAGTAGCCGCTGCCGCTACTACAACCTTGTCAGGCACAGTAACCGTCGTAGGAAAGACACTGCGCCATTTCAGATACTCAGGAACCGCCTTCTTAATCTCCTCAAAGGATCCTGCGCTCATGCCTTTCGGCACGCTCTTGACCTCGTGCCACTTTTCAATGTATTTCTCCAGCGCCAAGCAACTCTGGATGCGCGCGTCGCCAAATCCCTTGGGCCAGCCGAGGTGCGCCTTAATCCACTGTGCCTCAGTCGCAGTCTTCACAGCCATATCAAGCCCCTGCCGCAGCTTCTCGCCATTTACTTTTCCAAGAATGCCCTGAAGACGACTCGCAGCCGCCGTGTAGACATCGTGAAGGACTTCCATGCCGTCATCTACGAGTTTCTTGGTGCTCGTTTTACTAAATCCTTCTACGCCGAGGCACACAAGTTGATGCGCCATTTCCAGTGCGAGTTTTTCAGGAGAGATGCTGGTGCTCGTGTCGAGCGCATGGGTTTCAGTAGCGTCCCATTTCCAGCAGTCAGCTGGAGGCTTTTTCCAGCCAACGGAGGACAGAACTTTTTCCAGTGTGGGGATGACGTCGCCACTGCGGCGCACCACAATGCGCGCTCCAGGACCGACGCCATTTTCAGCAATGAATTTGGCATTAAATCCAGTACAATACTCGATGGATGCGGTTCCAATCTTGACGGGCTCAAACCGCACGCGAGGAATCCAGTTTCCAGTTCGGCTAGAGGCCCATTCTACGTCTACAACTGTAGTAGAAGCCCGCTGGTCGTCAAGGGGCATCTTGAAGGCAAAGGCATCTTTAGGATTGCTCGCTTCCTGTGTAGGAATCTTGTCCTGACCCACGACGATTCCATCACACTCGTATAGAGACTCGGCGCGGCGCTTTTTGAAGAGGTCGCAGAGTTTGTCGACGCTCAGTTCAAACTCGCGCTCATTCCACGCGACCTCAAATCCCTGATTGACGAGCCAGGTCATTTGCTCGCTGCGGCTGAGGGAGCGCGGCTCGCAGACCTGGTAAGCGACAAAGTGAATCTTCTCAAGGTCGGCGCGGCTTGGCGTCTTTTGGTGGAGGACACCATTGACCCAACTGCGGGCCAGTGTGCCAGTGATCACGCCGCGGGGCACGATGAGTTCGCCGCGCACCATGATGGAGGGCGCCGCGCAAGGACGAAGGCCCTGGATTCCGCCGATACAGTGGCTGACGTCTTGGCCTTGGGTGCCATTTCCGCGTAGGTAGAGTGCGGGCTTGCGATTATAGCCGCCGCACCAGAGCGCGCTGATGCCGTCTAGTTTATCCATGAGCACATAACTACCGGACTCGCATTTCAAAGTGTCTGGCTTTTTCTTGTCTAGGGATGGCATGGGCACGGGCAGCGCCACGACGCCGACGCCAGGAGTCGCGCCGACCTCACTCAGAAACGGGTGAGTGGGGTTTGCCGTCTTCAGTTCTTCGATAAGCGCATCATATTCGGCATCGCTCATGATGGGCGTATCGGTTTCATAATAGGCCTTGGCTGCCTCACGGAGTCGCGCAACAAGAGTCTCGATACGCTTTGACATTTTGGATTTCAGGTGTACTGAGATGCAGCCCCAGGACCTCTTCAATTTTACTGCGCTCACGCCAGAAGCGTTTGACAAGACGCTCGGCATCAAGGTGTGACGCCCACCAGAACTTGACGCGTAAGGCCCTCTCGGCTTCAAAACTATTTTTACAGCCGTCCGCAATCAGCTGGAAGCAGAAGCGGAAGACTTCAAGATCACGAGGGGTATAGTTCATTTTGGGTTCTATCCATCCAGTAAGTTAAAGCCCCCCTTTCAATTTTATCTTATCATATTTTTTAGTTTACAAAAGTATACTAAAAAATAGTTTAGTACTATTTATTTACGCACGTCTAGTTCCGCGTCTCTTTGTCTTGCGTGCTTTGCGGCTCTTGCGACCGCCAAATAGCCCTGCGAACCTTCCAAGTCTACTAAACATTCCAGGTCGAGTACCGCTTGCTTTTGCTCTTGCTTCATTCGCAGCTTCTAATCTTTTTAGGTGTTCATCTAAATAAGCTCTACTAGTATTGAGTACTTTATAATTTGGGTCGCTTATTGCGGGTATTATTCCAGCGTCAGTTCTTATAGAATAATTATTACTTATTACATCTCTGATTTTGGCTATAACATATTTTAAATCATTTATAGTATCAAACTTAATAAACCTCACATCTACACCCACCCTTTCAATTTGATTCGTTATATAATTTAGTTGGTCTTCTAATGTATTCATATTGCTAAAATCAGGTAATCCACCCCAAGGCTGAATTTTCAAGGGAGTGCGCGCAATAGCTTCTGCTAAATCTGCTTCTGTATCTAGATATTCTTCTAATATTCCTTGATTTGTATTATCTGCCATCCACCGAGCAGATGATCTATTATGAGCTTTGCTATACTCATGTTTAAGACGTTCAAGTTTTTCTTTAATTTGTCTTAGCGGTAATTCTGCCGCAGCTTTTGCCTCTGCTAGTTTTGTAGCTCTTCTCGCTGTTTCTTCTCTAGCACGCGCTGTTTCTTCTCTAGCACGCGCTGCTTCTTCTTCTCTAGCTCTTCTCTCTTCTTCTTCTCTAGCTCTTCTCGCTTCTTCTTCTCTAGATTCTTCTTCTCTAGCTTGTCTCACTACGCTTGCTGCAAGTTCTTCAAATGTTACTAATACTGCATCAAATTCTTTATCAAGTTTCCGGTGTCTCGCATTTAGTGTCTTAGGATAACCTGTTTCGTCAGGGATCCGACCATACACCATCTCTGACCATTCTCGCAATGCGGTAGCTCTGCGCATCAGGTCATCTGGGGCGATGAATTCAAGAGCTTTTAATGTCTTCTCTGCCAAAGCAACTACCTGTGCCTTAGTGGGCCCTGGACCCCCTTGTGTCCACCACCAAATTTTTCTTTTTTTGAAGGCACTGTTTATAATACTATCCCAGTAATCCTTCTTTCTCGTCCACTCCCAATTGCTTTGTTTAGCTTGTGCTTTCGCAGCAGCCGCTCTGGCTTGTGCTTCCTCGGCAGCCCTGGCTTGTGCTTCGGCCGCCGCCGCTCTGGCTTGTGCTTCCTCGTCCGCCCTGGCTTGTGCCTCCGCGCCAGCTTCACCTCCAAGATCAATATTTATAGTATCAATAATATCACTAATTAATTTAGCTCTTCTTTCAGGATTGCGTATTATATCAATAAATATAGTTTTTTGTGAATTTGAAAATTTTGTAATATTGTCATTTGTACCGATAAGATCACGAATATTACTGGCAATACTATTCATAAAAATAGTTGCAGTTTTAGTATCTTCAGGATGTTTATCCGGATGATATTTTAGATTTAGGTTCAGTATTGCTTTTTTTAAAGAACCGGGACTATTGATAACTTTCTCAAATGTTTCAGCTAATACGCGCTGCAAATCATCCAAGTCTAAAGGCGCCGCCATTCTAATAATTTACTAGAATAAAATAATAATTCTAAATTATCATTTTATGTAGGTACCGTCCAGCGCTTAAGTTAAGCACTCTGCGGTATAATTAAATCTGGAAGGCTTGAGGGTAATAATCGTGAACTCCATATTCGCGTGACGCTTCATCTAATGACATAACCCATTCTACAAATGCGTCATGATTCTCCTTATCAGGAAATTCCGCATAAATATATGCTCTTAATAGTTTAATTGCGTTTTTAGGATTTTGTTCTGTCATGTAGATATTTATTGCTGTCTCAATATTTTTATTATTCATAGGCCAGTTTTGTGAGGCCAGTTGTTCCATCAAATCGGGAGTACTGTATTTATTTATAAAGTTTTGTAGATTTTCAAAGGATTTTGTATTGATTATATCCGCCAGTTCTGGAGCAAACGCAGAATCTCGGAGAGGAATGGTAGAAAGATTAATTAATATGGCCTTCATTTTTTCGGAATCAACTTCTGGAAATACATTAAATCGTATATGATCAAGAATGTATTCCGCACTTCCGCTCATAATATCCTCTGCGCTTACACTCATGATTGAATTATTCATTGTAGTCGTTGATAATTCTGTGCTTGATGATAATGGCTTATATGCGTTCAATTTTTTCATATTACGGGTAACCAATTTACTAATGCTATTTATACCGTGTATATTATGTCTATAGTTCAGCATAGTTGTTCCTCTACCCCCTCTCATTCGTAAAGTTTTTTGTTTGTGATATTTGCGACGTTTGCGAGTTCCAGCTTCTTGCGGTTGTGCCATTCTTCCAGCGACATATGCGCCAAACCCTACAACTGCCGCTCCCAATATCCCTCTTACATTTAGTCTCCCTTCACCTGTTACAGGATCCTGCTGCCACACGATTTCTCTTATTCCTTGAATTGCTTCGCCTCCAATTCTTATAGCGGGTCGTATAATTAAAGCTCCAATATTTAAAAATGCTAATCCATTTGCTGCTTCTTGGGGAGGTGCGGTAGCGGCGGGGGGTGGACCAGGAGGTGGACTACCTGCCCTGCCATGGGGGCGGCCAGCAGCAGGCCCAGCGGCAGGTGGAGGAGTGGGGGCTGCGGCAGGTGGAGGGGGTGCCGCGGCAGGAGCACGACCGTGCCCACGAGCTCCAAATACTCCGCCAGGTCCAAAGTGACCTGCGCCAGGGGCAGGAGCGGCGCCAAAACCAGCACCAGGAGCAGCCGCGGCAGGTGGAGGGGGTGCGGCGCCAAAACCAGGGGCAGGTGGAGGGGGGGCAGCTGCGCCAGCAGCACCAAAACCAGCAGCAGGGCCAGGTGCTGCGCGAACTCCACAAAATGCTTGATCATCGCCAATTGGATTTCTAGTATTAAAATTATCAAGAATAGTCGCTGGCCATGCCGCTCGATTATCATTGCCCCCATTAAAATAAGGACTACATGCGTACCAGAGTTGACCTAACCTCATATTGGATAGTGCCGTTTCTACCGCTCTTGAAAAACTAGAAGTAAGAATAGAACTGTCGTTGCGATGATAACGTCCCTTTAAATATGAAAATAGATGCGTCATATCTCGCCCCTGTACTGACCGTGTATTTCCAATATCAGCAAGAGGTTCCACATAAAGTGTTCTCCCGTTTATAGTCACAGAACTTCTTCCAAAATCTATAAGTTTAGGATTGCCATTAGCAATTAATATATTTCCTGCGTGAAAGTCGCCATGATTAAAATCATAAAGTCTCCATAAATTTTGTAATTTTCTTGCTATACGTATAAAATATGGGTCGTTTATACCCAAACCTCTTGCTAAATTATTCCGAACTATATCATCTAGCGTCCTTGCGTTTTGTAAAAGCTCTTGTATAATTATAATTTTCTTAGTAGTAGTATCTATACATACTTTATACACTTTTGGTGTATATATACAGTCGTAATGATTATTATTTTTTGTTGTTTCATATATAATATGTTGAATTATTGCTTCTTTTAATATCTTATATCCAGCGGCACCTCTACCATAAGTTTGTACTTTACAACAAAATGTTTGCCCAGTTGTTACTCCAGTTATACGATACACTGCACCATACGCTCCACTGCCTATAGGAGGGGCATTTATAGTATATCTATCTCTCGTATTTGTATGGTCCCTGATAGTTCCTCCACCAAAATGTAATATATTTAATATTACCTGTTCTATTTCTGTATTGCGTATAATATCTATATCAGTAAAACTATTTATTGTACGATTAATACCTATTGTATTTAAATTAATTGGAAAAGCTATTCTGGGTAATGTTTGTGTATCATACGTTTCAAGTATGGGTGCGGGTGGTACTGCTGCTCCTGGTCTTGGCGCAGCTCCGGGATTTACAACAGGGGGGTTATGGCCAGCAAACATCTCTATTATTAGTTATATAATTATTTAATAATAGTTTATAGTTATTATATAAATATTATTTAAATACTATTTTCTATAGTTTCTTGTCTTTTTATTATATTTTTTATTTTTTCTTGTGGTCCTTTTGCCACCGTTGATATTCATAGCAGCTTCTCTCTGGCGTGCCGCTTCTTCTTCTTCTGCTACTCTAGCTTGAAGTACACGCCGTTCTCTTTCTGCGGCAGCCATTTGGCGTGCCGCTCTCTGAACCGCCGCACCTGGCGCCGCCGCTCTCTGACGTGCTGCCTCCGCCTCAGCCGCCGCCGCTCTCTGACGTGCCGCCTCGGCCTCTTCTGCCACTCTGGCTTGAAGTACACGCCGTTCTCTTTCTTCAGCATCTCTTTGACGCCTATTTCTATTCGCCGCAGCTCTCTGCCGCGCTGCCGCAGCTCTCTGCCGCGCTGCCTCAGCCTCTGCCGCCGCAGCTCTCTGACGTGCTGCCTCAGCTGCCGCAGCTCTCGCTCTTGCCTCCCTCTCCTCGTTTTCTCTTCGTTGTTTTAATTTTTCCTCTGCTTTTTTATTAGCCGCTTTTTGACGCTCATCTCTATCTGCTTGTTCCGCCGCTGCCGCTGCCTTCCTAGCCTCATAATCAGCCGCGCCACGAGGAGGGGGTGCCGCGTCAGCAGCTCCCGCCCTGTCTCCTTGTATCCATCTAGCTATATTTTCTTGATGTTGCGCATATGTATTCCTTAGTGTAGGCGTACCTTTTGTTATATACTCTGTGAGGTTTGGTAAGTATACTAACGGATTATCTGAGTGTGTTTTTAATATTTTACTAGTAATACTATTGTCTAATAACATTTGAAGCGTTAATTGTCCATTATATGTTGTATAAAAATTATTAAGCATAGGCTGTGTATGGCCGAATCTATACCCATATGTTGTTATACGGTGTGCCATAAGATTTGATGGGTCATAATATGATATTAAAAAGACTGGGCCTTCTTCAGTTGCTTTTTCTGTTAGAGGTGTAATAAAGATTGTGCGAGGCTTGCCAGCAAATAATAGTGTAGAAGGTACGCCAGAAATTACGGTTGTATTATTTATAGGGCGGGTGTCTCTATTAGAAAATAAATAGGATGGATATCTGGGATGATTATCACTTTGTATTAATATAAATGTTTCTTGAGGAGCACCAGCAGCAGGACCAGGAGCCGCACGAGGGGGAGCCGCACCAGGGGCAGGTCCAGCAGCCCTAGCACCAGGGGCGGGTCCAGCAGCCCTAGCACCAGGGCCGCCAAATCCAAACCCAGGAGCAGCACCACGACCCGCAGCACCAGCACCAGGAGCAGCACCAGCAGGAGGAGGAGCAGCACGAGGAGGAGGAGCAGCACGAGGAGGAGGAGCAGCACGAGGAGGAGGAGCAGCACGAGG